TGTACATTTGCGTCTGCACTCTGCTGAAGTTAATGTGACCGTTAACAATACGTGTGCGCTTCTCAGCAAACTCGCGTGCAGTATCTGACACCATGCGTGCGCTAGTGCAGTTGAATGAAGGCATAGGTGCTAGCGTTTCAGCCAGATCTCGCGCTGCCACGTCCACCATGTTGGCAACAATGCCTCTGTCAAACGGTCCTTCAGGGAAAAGATCAGGGTAAACGTCCCGCATACGTCCTTGGCGCACAGCAAGAACATCCTGCATGCGCCCATCACGGGCAGCAAACTGCGATTTGATGCGATCATAATGTGCACGTATCTCACGAAGTTCAGGAGACCCGCTTTTAGGGGTCGCGTTACCGTACTGTTCCATGAAAATCCTTAATATGGTTTATTGCTTAAACACCAATGGGTTTGAACAAGCCTTGAATCTCAGCATTTACTAAACTAACTGTGCTCTGGGACTTGATATCCCACGGTGTAGCAAAACTATTCTTCACATGCGTCCTTGTATAGTTCGCATTATGCTGCACTCTATCTCTGCAAGCCAGTTCAGCAAACCATAAAGCCATCACAATGTCCGTCTTCTGGCTCTTAGGTGCAGCGGGACTCCAAGTGACCAGTTGTTCCACCATCGACTTCATCGCCTCAGAGTTTTGAGTAGAAGGCAACTCGATCAACTGATGCTTGTCCTCATACCCTGAGAACAAGGTGGTGAGAGATGCCACACCAAAATCGGTGTCATGCTTGTTTGAACCTGTGAAGTGAGGGCGAATAACCGCACCCCTAGATGCACAAAAGTCGTTAAGTTCTTTATCGTGGACAAGGAAACCTTGGAAACCGTTGCGTTCAATGCGCCACTCAGTAACCTTATACTTCTCCGTGAAGCCTTTAATCATGTCACGCATCGCCTCAGGAGTAATACCCGGCTTGTTGAAAACATCCAACACGTAACGCTTATTCGTTTTCACATCCAAGCCAATCACCACGGCTGCGGTATGACCAGAAGTAGCAGGGTCAAGACCAGCCACAATAACTAGGCCATTCATTCCATCAGCCCGTTGGTTCACCATACCACGAGGTATTGGTCCGCATAAACGGTTGCCGTTAATCGCCGCCTTGACGGAATCGGGAGAAAACACCGCGTCGTCAGAGACCTGCTGCTGCTGATAGACCATGGCCCAAGCCTTCGGGGAAACACGTCTACGTTTCTTCGCCAAACGAGAACCATCCCACTTAGCAAAAAAACCATCATCGTCCTGCTTTTGATCCTCGATCTTAACCCCAGCCTCAGGCTGATTAGAACGAGGCCACAAAGTCACCCAGTCTTTTTCTTGATCCTTGAAATCTAAAACCGCTGGCATCGACAAGTACGTCCACGGAGACTTCTCATCCGGGTACCTGTTATCATCCTGCAACTCGCGGTACAAGTCCTTAGAAGACAACCGTGTCCCCACCACCAGCATAGAACCATTAGCCGACACGCGACTAATAACCTCAGACTGTAACCAGTTGATTTGCTTCTCATACTCGTGAGCGTTCGTCAAGTCAACCGTGTCATCCAAAACAATCAAATCGGCACGAGCACCATAAATGTGACCACGAATACCCAAAGCCTGAACCGTAGGATCTTTCTCCCCAGAATCCCTCGCATTATCAGACACATAAATCATAGTCTGATTCCACGCCTCAGAGTCCTTATCAAAGCCACCCTCAGGAGCGTAAGCCGCAATCATCTCATCATACTTAGGATGCGTCAAACGAGTCTTAATCGCGTACAACATTTTCTTAGCCATCTCAGCCGTCTTAGAAACCAAGATAACCCTGATGTTAGGGTCCATACAAATCCGGTACACTACATAGTTGATGGTAACCGAAGTAGTCTTCCCATGCTCAGGGGGCATGTTCGTGATAATAAGATCTTTCTCGCCACGCTCAAAAGCCATAGCCGGATGCAACCAAGAAGGATCACGGCCCTCAATCATATCCACCACATTCTGCATGTGAGGAAAAACTTGAGCCCCAAGATACTTCTCACTAAACTCAGGGAAAGGCATCTGCTCGCCCCGCGACTCCTCAACACTAGGATTAAGTTTCCGCATCGTACGAATACGATCAATCGCCCCCGCGAACTCAGCGTCCTCCTTGCGCCACCTCTCATAAGTGGAACGAGTCCGATCAACAATCTTCAAAGCAGCAGCAATACTGATACCCTGAGACTGAACAATCCGCAACAATTCTAACTTCGTGGCCTTCAACTCTTCAGGAGAAGTACGAGCCATCGTGTCCTCCTAAAGAAGGGGGTAACAAAGGGGTACCCGTCAAACATATAAATTTGTAAGTAGAAAACCATCAAGGTTAAATGAAACCATCAAAGTTAAGTTTATATTCCTACTGAGGAGCGAAGCGAACAAAGTGAGCGGAGCGACGAAGTGCCTGTCTCCGCTCCCTTGGAGGTCGCGAAGCCCCCAAAGGCGAAGCGGCCTCGGTGCCCTCGCTCCACTCCGTTCCGCTCGGTAACAACCCCTATAATATAGTAGGGTAAAAAACACAACAACCAGACACCAAAACCCAAAACGTTACACAAACGTTACACAACCACCCTTAAAACCCATACAAAACGGACATACACTAGTATTATAGCGCACAATAAAAACAACACTTACTATAATAGAGGCCGGGGTCGGTTTTTAATAATGGGTGGGTCAAGTTGGTTAGGGTAGCCTTACCTTACCTCGAGCACCTATGTCGTAAGTAGTTTAACGTTCAAGTACTTTAGGTTCGTTGAACGATCAACTAGGGTTAGTTTAATTTTCAACTATATAAACGGCCCTCCCGGACGCGCGACCCGATACATATATATTATGTCAGATGATAACCGTTCTCAATAGCAGGATCTTGCAGCTAAAATCCACTAATGAGAACCATTCCCAATAAGAATATGTGCATATGCGGATAGTCTGACTAGCGGGAATGGTTGTCCACAGGTTGTGCACAGGGTGTGGATATGGTTGTGGATATGTGGATAAGGGTGTGGATAAAGTGTGGATATTTTCTGTGGATAACTTGTGGAAATGAGTTTGGTGGGCGTGTCGCGGGTGCCCGGTATGTTCTGACCTTGGCGAATGTTGGGCGCTTAGATTGGCTTAGAGAGCCTCGTATCTGAACGGTGTTCAGATAGTGTTTTTCTATATATAGGTGTCTTTCAATTCATAGGGGGACCGTGAGGGAATGAATGAATGTGACGTAGATCACATGATTTAAACACTCATTCAGCAGACAGGGGCTGAGAATTCCTATACCGTTCTACTTGTCAGGTTAACGGCCAGCCGGCCCCGCCCCTGATTAGAAGATCAGAAAAGGAAAACGCGCAAGGCTACCCTCGCGGGTATCGTCCGCCACGCCCCTGCTCTGTGAACCGCCCCCCTTAGGGGGGGTGCTAACTCAATAGCGGGTGCAATGAATTGGCAACCGCCACGAATTCAAGGATAGACATATGCGAGTTACCCTAGGGGGTATCGTGCCACGCTTGCGAGTAGTGGGCAGTCTTGTGAATAGTTGGTGGACCGTGATCAGATACCGTCCTAGTTGGCGGCACGTTAGCGCGCGGCAGTTGCAATGCTTGCACGATTCTCTCACATGGTAGGACCGATAAGGGTCCACGTTATGGCTAGCCAATAGGACCGCCTCACATAATGGTGAGGGCTCCACGTTTACACGACTAGGCTTAGCGTGGTGCATATCGCACCCAAGGATAGGAGATAAATACCATGAGCGACACAAGGGAATTGACACGCGAAGAATGGCTGACCAATGCAGCGGAACTAATGGCACCGCTATTCATTAGCGCGGGCATTGAGCCTAAGCCCGTCCGCATATCGGTAGGCTTTCCTGCCAATAAGCGGGCAGGCAAGGCGGGCAAAGTCATCGGCGAATGTCATTACATGGCTAGTGACGGCGTGCCTCAGGTCTTCATTCATCCATCCTTAACGGATGGTGACCGGGGACCGTTGCCAACACTCGCGCATGAGTTAGCACATGCCTACCTTCCCGTAGGCACCGGACATAAACGCCCATTCGCTAAGTTAGTGGAGGCGTTAGGACTAGCGGGTAAGCCGACCGCTACCCTTGCGGGTGAGGACTTCACTACCGATATGCAAGCGATAGCGGACGTACTAGGTGAGTATCCACATGCTGCGCTTGACGTTAGTAGCATTAAAAAGCAAGGCACGCGCATGATTAAGATCCAATGCAATGGCGAGATACACAAAAAGCCACTGATCTGGCGCACTCCACAAAGTAGCATCGACCGGACCGACATTATTAGGTGTTGGAATGGTGAGTGCGATAGCATTCCCGTAATAGGCTAAGCGTGTAAACAGTCCGGGCAATAGGTGCACGGCAGGTTCGATCCCTGCCCCGGACACGTAGCCACTAGGTTAGTGGCATACAGAGAGAGGATAGAATCATGATCAAAGTTAACAGTAAGAATGTCGCTAGGCATTCGCGCCTATTCCGCGCACTAATTGCGGAGCGTTCGACACCTAGCGCGCTTGAGTCCGCCTCCACGTGGTACGGGGACGGTGAGCGCATCGCGCTAGACATTGCCAATATCATGGACACTAGCCTAGAAGTTGGCGCATGCATAATCTCAGCGTTCTCGCCACGTGAGCGTTGGTCAAGCAACGTGACTAAGGCTTACCGATTCGCCAATGGTGAGGACGTACCGGGCTTAAGTAACTCCATGACTATGGCGCACATGTCCACGGTTAAAGGTTTCGACGCGCTCAATGGGCAAAAGACTAATGCATTCGCGAGAGCGTTAGCGGGTGACGGTGATGCCGTAGTGATTGACATATGGATGATGCGCGCGGCACGTTTACACACTGACGCACCTAACAAGACACAATACGCTGAACTATCTAGGGCCGTGGTCAATGTGGCCGTGAGTATGGGCATTAGCCCGAGGACATGTCAAGCGCTAATCTGGATACTAATTAGAGGAGGTGCAGAGTAATGGGAGAGAAACAAAAAAGCACGCTAATGCTACGTGGAGGTGACTGGATTCAAGTTATCCACCCGGCAGGCACGGACCCGCTACTGATATTAGGCGAAAGCATGCGGACACAGGTAATTAAGGTGATTTACGGGGAGCGAGGCCACTACGGATACTAAGCGTGTAAACGCCTAGGACATAGAGTCTTTAGGTAGGTGCGAGTCCTACCCTAGGCACGTGATACAATCGCATCACACTACAGAAAAAGGAGAATGAGAATGAGAGCACTAAGTGAGATAGCACGCGAAGCGTTAGCCTGCGACACGCTCAAAGGTAACACGCGAGTCTATGCCGGGGCATACCTTGAGCCTATGACTACACTAGACACTATGCATGACACATACGGCATGGATAGTGCGCGTAGTATTGTCATGTACGCACTAAGCAACCTAAGTGCATGGCGTGGAGAGGACGCGCGCAGGATCAAGACAGAACTAAAAGAACACCTAGCGAGAGGGGTGAAGTGATGAACGTTGATGGAAATTGGAGGCATGACATGGAAACAACACTAAAAAAACCAGTACTAGAGTCGCTGATCGTTTGCGGATTGTGCTGTCAAGATCAGTATGAATGTGGCTGGGATCATTGGCATATCTACGTTGATGATGAACACGTTACTAGCAAGGAGGCATAACATGAATGCAATAGATATTGAATGTGACGGGTGCAACGCTGAAGCGGGTGAGCCTTGCCGTGAGTGGTGCATTGGTGAGCAAGATGAACGCGAGTGCACGCACATGCTATGCATACTTGGCACGCGAAAGTGGCCTGCTGAGTGGAAGGTTACGCAAGCGCGGATCAATGACAGGGGTGACCCGGTTTGTTTGGTGACGTACACGTGTAGGGATCACACTAAAGCAATTGGTGAAGTGTTGCGAGAGGGCGACACTATG